GGTTTGGTTGCCATTATCTTGTCCTCTCTAGAAACACCGTAAGTGTAATTGGTTGCTCTATATTATTTATGTAAAAATAAATTGTAACATTTATAGTATTTTCATCCAGAGAAGATTGGACTGTTACATCTATTAGTGATGCTCTTGGCTCATATTCTTCTATAGTTGCTTTAATTTGTTCTTGTAAGAACTTTATGGTTGCGGGAGTGTTATTTTCAAAAAGCATTGCTCTAATGTTTCCACCCAAAAGCGGTTGCATTAGCCTTTCACCCTTATTGGTTAAAATAAGGTTTCTTAACGACTCTTTTACAGCTTCTTCATCTCTTTTTAATGCAAGATCTTCAGATATTGGATTCTGAGTAAGATCTTTATGAAAGTCTGAAAATAAACTTTGTTTTTTTCTTACAGGTGTTATTATTTGTACTACCATGTTTTTCTTTCCAGTTGATTAGCCATTCCATGTTCTTTCTGGTCCTATATCAATGTGAACAAATCTAGTACCGTATCTTCCTATGCCTCTAAATCCGTGCGATCTAGCTATTCTAATAAAACGTTCTCTGTCTTCTACAGTCATTCCACCCCATGAACAATCACATGCCATTCCTTGCTTATGATAAGAATTTTTTGCACCACCAACACTCGCATTATATGCCGGTGATCTATATCCACTGTTTAAGAAAAGAGGTTTTCCAAAATCTTTTTGAACTCTCATTAACATAGCTCTCGCTCTTGGATCGACTCTTTCCCAACCGTCTCTACCCAATTTACGCACCCAATTTCCATTGAATGTCAACCTACCGGGCTCACCCTTACTGTCATTCCATTGAACAATATTTTTATAATCTTCTGGTGTCAATGGCGGTGCATTTCCAGCTGCTTCATATATTTGACTACTTGCTTGTGAATTAGTTTGGATTACGTCTGGAGTATATCTTATAGCGCCTGCTGTTACAGATCTTACTGTGTTTGAAATTGAATTTGATTGTATTGATGTAACAGCTTGCTTATAAGAATTGGCGTAATCATCAAGCGGATTTTTAAGAGAGTTTATTCCTTCTTCTACTAGTGTTATAAATCCGCAAAATCTAAATAACAAAAATTGTATATCTTCTAACTTTGGTTCTTTAAATAAGCCGGTCGCATAATCTATAAGTGCTTCAATCTTCGCTTTAAAATTTTCTATATTCAATTTATCAAAAAATTTCATCGCGGTTTCTTTGATCTGATGAAATTGGCCTGCTATCTTTTCGTTTACTGCAGACGTTATAGTAGAAATTACGTTGTCTATTGAAAAATTTTCTACTATGCCTTTTACTTTATCGACGACTTTATCAACAACATCTAATATTTTCTTTTTTAATCCCGCAATTAAAGAAGCAAGAGAAAAATCAAGCGAGAAATTCTTTAGTTTATTTATTAGATTTTTAGCATCGTTTAAAGCAGAGAAGAATGTTCCTATTGCACCAAAAACACTTGGTAAAAGAGCACAGAAACCACCCATAGAACTGCTAGTGAAGTTGCCAGTATAAAACGCTTCTAGTTCAAAAATTAATTTGTTAGAAATAATTGTAGTTTGAGATTTTAACGCTAATGGCGTATAGCCATAATCTAAAATAAACTCAGCCATTTCAATCGGCGTAAACAGAATTTCTGCGTTTATTCTTTGTTGAACTAATGGATAATCAGTGTTTATTAAATTTCTAACATCTTCTCTAGCAAAATATAGATTTATAGCCGCCACACTTTCATAAAAAGAATCTGATCCGTATTCTCTTACTAACTTTGTAATTGGATCATCATCTCCAGGTAATACAACTATGCCAGCTTGATATTGGTTAAATAGAGTTTCCACATTTGCCGAATTAAATTGGCCAATATCTATAGTTTCTGGTATAACAATATCAGGGCTATCTGTTCTTACTCTAATTACGCAATTCTTTCTTGCGCATATACCGCTTTTTGACATTATTGTGGTCCTCCACGATCTGCTAGATAATTAGCAAATTGTACTTCATCAGTTTGTTGTTGTCTTGGTGTAGTACCAGATAATCCATTTAAGAATTTTTCACGTTCAATTTTACGACGCGCTTCAAGCCCAGGAAGAGATACACCACCAGCTTTCGTGTATTCTAGTATTTTGGATGCAATAATTTCGTTACTTCTAGTTCCATTTTCTGTTAACTGATTGATGCTTCCGATATTGTAAGCAAAACTTGTAAGCGCATCTTTAGATTCTTGTGGCCAATTATAATTGCCTTTACCATTGATAGTTTCAACGTTTACAATAAATCTTTTAAGTTCTTCACCCAATAGTTTTTCTGCCTCAGATTCAGTTATTGGACCTGGTATTCTTGGAGGTGCACTCGTAGGCCCAGCAAATGAACCATACCCAACAGACCATTGACCATAATCATTATAAGGATACTCATAAAAACCTTCAAAGGATTTAACTAGAGTGATAAGATCCATACCAGCATTTGCAGTCCCAGTATATTCACCGCCTGGATCTGCGCCAGATCCGCCAGAGCCGCCGCCTTCATCTTGTGAAGCGTATCCGGAAGATCCGATAGAGCTTGTATTTCTATGTCCTGTAGTGCTTGTACTTTTTGCTGGTGGTTCTGGAAGTTCTGCGCCTTCAGCTGGATTGGCTGTAGCTGCAGTACCAGCAGTTTCAGGTGCCATGGATTGGCCATTTGCGAGTTGAATTATATCATCTATAGCCACTAAAGAAGCACTAATACTAACTTTCGTACCTCCGCCAGCCTTTACGTGCCCACCATACAAGTCGAGCGCACCATCAGCAGTTAAATACATGCTTGCGCCGGATAGAACGTTAATGTCAGCCCCTGATTGCATGTTAATATTATCGCCCTCTGCATTTATATTTACAGCATCTGTGGCAGATATGATAGCTGTGGTACCAGATTTTATGTTCATAAATTCTCCACTGTCTATTTTTATATCCCTAGCAGCTTTTAAATTTATTCCTTCAACGTTAGCTTCCATTCTCAGTTTTGCCGCGCGCATTTGAATTTCTTCACTTGAATTTAAATTCATTTGCCCAGCTACAGACATGAGATGGTTACCGTGAATTATCTGAGTAAAATCTCCAACTACCTCTTCAACTTTGTTTCCTTGCACAAGCACATGACTATCGCCCATTATGGTAACATAGCTTTTTCCTCCAACATACACGTGTTGGTTCATATCGTTTACTTCATACTTATCTGAAACTGATTTATAAACTGACGTTCCTCTTGAATCTATAGATACATAAGATCCAGAATTATGTCTTATCATAATTCGTTCAGCGCCTGGAGTGTCATCTAATTCTATAGAATGCGAACCAGTTTCTATAACTCTATTATAAGGATATTGTGCGTTATATGCTGGTGCCGGTTCTTCAAACGCTGGAGGTGGTTCTGTTTCAAGCCCTGAAGCTGCCACTGCTATGTTCTTAATGCGAGCCATTTCTTGAGTAAGAACATAAGTTTGTTCTAAACTTTCTCCTCTAGCAAGTCTTGAATTTGCAGGTTGTCCAAAATCCTGAGGTGCGGATCCTTTTGCTAATATGTTGCCATCTGTTCCTGGAATTGCTCCCCAACCAGTTACTGAAGGGTTTGCAATTTCTGTCATTTGCGTTGGTATTAATCCAAGTAGCATTGGCTGTTGAGCATCTCTTCCATCTACGAAAAATCCAAATACAAATGAATTCACTGGCGGCAGTGGCGCATTGGGATCATAACTGCCGTGAACTAATGTTGCCCAAGGTAAACTTGTTGTTGGAACTTGATCTACTGTTCCATGAACACCAAACGCTCTTACTTGCACTCTACCTTCTAATCTTTCATCAACATTATTTTCAACTACGCCAATAAAAAATAGCGGGTCATATATGCCTATGCCTGTATCTCTCATTCTTTAGTGCTCCAATCATATTTAACTAATTTCAAAGTTGTTTGGTGTATATCTTTGTCAAATGAATGCGTTAAATCATTTACCATATAGTTCCCGGCTAATTGTTTGTTTAAAGCTCCATCTTGAGCACTATTAAACGCAAGTAGTTTTAAACTGATAACATCACCCGCATTTACATCTAATCTTCCATTTATCGTAATATTAGTTATCGTGTTATTTAGATGCTGACGATATGCAGTTCTATTTGTAATTATTTCTGGTATGAATTGATCACCTCTTAATTGAGCTGTCCCCGAATCATCGTAATCTCTGATAACTATATAACGTCTTTCATTTTCTCGTGTGAAATATCTTTCTGCAAACTCTTTAGAATGAACTTCTTCA